TAATTTAGGTTATTAATGAAAGATTCAGCCACGAACTTGTTTTATGAGAGTATTAATATTTCGATGATAGCTTTAAAAGTGTAAAATGCGAAAGAAAATGAGTAATATTATGTAAAAAAGGTATAAATGAGTCTAAATGAGATCAGTTTAAGGTATGCACAGGGGGAGGTGTTCAATTGTGATAAGAGATTTAGAGTGCTTGTAGCTGGTAGAAGGTTTGGTAAATCATACCTGTCTTGTATTGAGTTATTGAGAGGAGCTATTAATCGTCCTGGGGAGGTTTATTTCTATTGCGCACCTACATATAGGATGGCAAAGGATATTGCGTGGAAGGAATTGAAGAGATTGACTCCTAGAACGTGGGTTCAAAGTAAAAATGAGACAGATTTAAGACTTGATTTAATTAATGGGTCAAGTATTGAATTGAAGGGTACAGAAAATGCTATGGCATTGAGAGGTAGGAGCTTGGCTGGTGTTGTATTGGATGAGGCAGCATTTATGGATAGAGATGTTTGGGCTGAAGTAATTAGACCTGCGTTAGCTGATAAACAAGGATGGGCACTGTTTATTTCTACTCCTGATGGTACTGCTAGTTGGTTTTATGATATGTGGTGTTTTTGTGGTGAACAGGAGTGGGATGATTGGCAGAGATGGAGTTTTACGACTATAGAGGGGGGTAATGTAGCGAAAGAAGAGGTTGAAGCTGCGAGGGGTCAATTGGATGCGAGGACATTTAGACAGGAATTTGAGGCTAGTTTTGAAAATCTTACTGGATTGGTTGCTGTTAGCTTTGCTGATGACAATATTGATAAGGAAGTGGCAGATTTACACATGCTTCCTTTGTTAATTGGGCTGGATTTTAACGTTGACCCTATGGCCGGAATTTGTGCGGTGAAACATAATGATACGCTTTATGTTTTTGATGAAATTATGCTTACAGGAGGTGCTACTACATGGGACTTTGCAGAAGAGGTTACGAGAAGATATGGAGTTGATCGTAGAATTATTGCCTGTCCAGACCCTACTGGAAGTGCTAGAAAGACGAGTGGAGTGGGTGTAACGGATCATACGATACTTAGACGCAGTGGTTTTACCGTTATGAGCCCTAGAAGCCCCTGGAAGATCAGAGATAAGATCACTGCTGTCAATACTGCCCTGTTTGATGCTAATGGCGATAGGAGAACGCTTATACATCCTCGTTGTAAAGAATTGATAAAAGCACTTAGGACATTAACTTATGCACCTAATACTGGTTTACCTAATAAAAATTTAGGTGTAGATCATGCGTTTGATGCTTTTGGTTATCTTTGTCTGCAACAATTTAACCTAGCGAAGCCTGAGACACTAGGCCAAACTT